CGCGCCATCAACACCACGGACACTTCTGGTGGCGAGTTCGTGCCGCCGCTGTGGCTCGTGGACGAGTACGTGCGCCTGGCGCGTGCGTCCCGCGTTGCCGCTGACCTGCTCCCGAACCAGGCCCTTCCGGCTGGCACGGACAGCATTTCGCTTCCGAAGATCACCACGGGTACTGAGGTTGCTGCGCAGTCGTCGCAGAACTCCGGTTTCCAGAACACCGACATTGTGACCGCTTCGGCCACGTCGGCTGTTCACACCCTCGGCGGCATTCAGGTCATCAGCCTGCAGCTGCTCGAGCAGTCCCCCATTGCCGGTGGCATGGATCAGGTAATCATTTCGGACCTGGCCGCCGACTACGCCCGCGCCCTTGAGTCGTTCGTGCTCACCTCGGATGCGGCTGGCAAGCGTGGCCTGCTCAACGTCCCGTCCAAGATTGACGTGACGTACACCGACAGCACCCCCACGGTTGCTGAGATGTACCCGAAGATTGCTGACGCTATTCAGCAGATTCACACGCAGCGTTTCGCCGCGCCTTCGGCCATCGTCATGCACCCGCGCCGTTGGGCGTGGTTCCTCACCGCGCTTGACAGCACCAACCGCCCGCTGGTTGTGCCCGCCGCCAATGGCCGGTTCAACGGCACGGGCACGCTCGACAACGTCGCCGCTTCCGGTTTCGTTGGCACCATTCAGGGCGTGGACGTGTACGTGTCGTCCCTGGTCCCCACGAACCTCGGCACCGGCACCAACCAGGACCCCGTCTTGGTGTTCCGTCCCGAGGACAGCATCCTGTTCGAGGGTGCGCCCCGCGCGGAGGTCTTCCGCGAGACGTACGCCAACCAGGGTTCCGTGCTGGTTCGCATGTACAACTACGTGGCGCTTGCAACCGAGCGTTACAACAAGTCCGTGGCCGTTATCAACGGCACCGGCAACGTGGCGCCCACCTTCTAGTAGGTAGCCGTCACAACCCCGTGGACTGTCCCCCGCCCGTGTACAACCCCCTCACGGGCGGGGGACACCACCCCCCGACCATGGGAGAACCCACGTGATTGACCAGGGATACATTGACGCGTTGCAGCGTGAGCGGGCGCATTACGTGCGCACAGGCCAGCCCGCGCGCGTCGCGCTCGTGGACGCTGAGTTGAAGCGTGCCGGTGCCGTCACCAAGGCAACCCCTGACCCCGTCGTGGAAACCGCGACCGTGGAGGCCCCTGAGACAGCGGCTAGGCCACGCGCCACCCGTAAGGCGGCACGCGCCACATGACCGCCACATACGCCTTGCTCGAGGACGTGAAAGACGCCCTGCGCATCACCGACGACGTTGATGACCTCGTCCTAGCCGGTGTCGTTGAGTCCGCATCCCGTGCCATTGACCAGTACTGTGACCGCTACTTCGGGCAGACGGGCACGCAAGCCGCACCGGTGAACCGCCTGTACCGGGCACGCTCCCAGCAGGTAATGATTGACGACCTCGTCACCCTTACTGACGTTGGCGTCGAATACTCAGGCTTCGCGGAAACGTTCTCAAGCCTTGGCGCCAACAGTGTGTTGAAGCAGCCCGTGAACGCCAACACCGAAAACCCCCTACGCCCGTTCACGTCACTGCTGGCCAAGCCAGGAACAGTGTTGCCCCCTCCCCCTGGTTGGGTGCGCGTCACCGGTGTGTGGGGTTGGCCGACCGTTCCCCCGCAGATTCGGGACGCGTGCGTGCTGCAGACCGTGCGCCTTTTCAAGTCCAGGGACGTTCCCCTAGGTGTCATGGGTGGCGCCGACATGATGGGCGCCATTCGCCTCCCAGGTGGTCTGCACCCTGACGCACGCCAGCTGTGTGAACCGTTCCGGCGTTTCGGGATCGCGTAGCCGTGGCCGACCTTGCCAACATCATCAGCGGCCTAGCGGACAACCTCGGCACCATTGACAAACTGCGGGTGCAGGAAGAGGTGTTGGACACGGTTCCCATTCCGTGCGCCATCATCGGCTTGCCCACGGCTGTGGAGTTTGACGAGGTCATGGCCCGTGGCGCCGACCTTTACACGTTCACCGTTCGGGTGCTGGTCGCTCGAGCTTCGGAGCGGGCCGCACAGAGGGCCCTGTTCGATTACACGTCAGGCACCGGAACCAAAAGCATAAAGACGGCCATTGAGTCGGATTCAACGTTGGGCGGTGCCGCCGACACCGTGCAAGTGACCAGCGCCGGAAACCTCGGCGTGTACGGGTATGGCGACGTGGACTACCTCGGCGCTGAGTTCACTGTGGAGGTGATCGCGTGACGTTCGTGCACGCAAAAGAAAGCCGTTTCGTATTCGGGTCTAGCGCCTTGGCCGCGTACCTGACCGGGTACACAACCAGCACCACCGCCGACACCGCCGACACCACGGCATTGACTGAGGCGAACCGCACCTACGTGGCGGGCCTTTCAGAGTCAAACGTGACGGCCACGGGCCTGTTTGAACCGCTGTTTGACACGCCCGTCGTGGCGACGTTCGCGGCTGGCAGTGGCTACCCCGTCACCGTCGCCCCCGAAGGGTTCGCCGTCAGCGCCCCTGTCATCGTCCTCGAGGGCCGCAACGTGTCCTACGAACTGTCCTCATCTGTGGGTGAGGTCGTCGGCGCCAACGTCAGCATTCAGGGCACCGGGAAGTTTGACACCGGTGTGAGCCTGTACGACCTCGCGGAAGTCACCGCGGGCGGCAACGGCTCCACCCACACGGATGCCGCCGGCACCAGCAATGGCGCCCTAGCCACCCTCCACGTTCCCGCCTGCACGGGAACCCTGACCGTGAAAGTGCAGCACTCCACGAACAATTCCACGTGGACTGACCTGGCCACTTTCACTGCCGCTACCGGCGCCACGTCCCAGCGGGTCGTTGTGTCGGGAACGGTCAACCGTTACCTGCGGGCGAGTTGGACCCTCACGGGCACCGGCGCCGCCGCAACCTTCACCGCATCACTCGCCCGCCGATAGGAGCACACAAAAATGCCATTCGTTCATGGTAAGGACACCTACTTCAAGGTTGCCAGCACCGACCTGTCCACCTACATCAACAGCGTGAGCGTTTCCCGCACCGCTGACACCGCCGAAACCAGCGCCTTTGGTTCGTCCACGAAGTCGTTTGTGTCGGGTCTTCGGGATGCCACCATCACGGTATCTGGCATGTTCGACTCTGCCGTGTACGCCACCATTGCCGGTTGGCTGGGCACGTCGCAGACGTGGGAGTACGGCCCCGCCGGTTCGGCTTCGGGTCGCGTCAAGGTGTCGGGTTCCGGCATCGTCACGAGCGTTGAGCTGTCCTCGAGCGTTGGTGAGGTCGTGGCCGCGAACATCAGCATTCAGGTTTCCGGCACCGTCACTGACGGCACGTTCAGCGCCTAACCCTAGGAGGGGGTTGCAATGCAAATCACGTTCACTTTCGCTGACGGTCGCACGGTCGCGGCCAAGGTTCTACCCATTGACCGGATCATGTTTGAACGGAAGTTCAGCATTTCGGTAATGTCGGCTGCGACCGTCGACCAGCGCGAAGAGTATTTCTTGTGGTTGGGGTGGCACGCTCTGCACCGCCAGGGCCAGGCGTCGGAAGATTTTGACGCGTGGCTGAACACGGTCACGGACTACGAAGCGGGCTCTGAAGCCGAGGTCCCTTCGGACCCGGTAGCGAACACTGGTTCATAGCTGAACTAGCGATTGCTACCGGGATTAGCCCGAACGAACTGGCTCACACTGATCCACAAATCCTTGACGCTATGCGCCGCGTCATTCAACGTAAGGGGTGACGATGGCCCGCGTAGCAAACATTGAGGTGTACGGGTTGTCGTCCCTGTTGCGTTCCCTTCGAGCATTGCCGAAGGAAGCACAGAACGAGCTGCGCGAGTCGTCCAAGGATATTGCTTCACGGCTGATGGTTCCGGCGTACAAAGCCGCTGCTATGCAGGCGGGACCGTGGGGGCCGCGCATCGCTGCCACAGTCAAGGCAAAGCGTGACCGCGTTCCTTCGGTAAGCATTGGCGCTGGTCGTCGAGCGTTCAGCGGTGGCGCCTCCCCCACCATGGTCCGGTTTCCTAGCCACGCAGGCGACCGTGGCCGCGCGGGGTCAAATGGCACTATGCCTGCCGCATTTGGTGGCGGTTACGGGTGGATGACACACATGGGCCGTTACAAAGGTGACGCGCTCAAAGAGTGGCTGCAGGCAGTGGACAGGGTCAAGCGAAACTTTGAGGCGGGCAGGTAATGGCAGCAGGGCGCACACTCACAGTAAGCCTGGTTGCCAACACCAGTTCATTCGGGCGCGGCATGAGGTCCGCTGTTCGAGATGCTCAGGGCTTCCAAGGCAAGATGACGGCTGTTGGGGCCAATCTCCGCGGGGTACTGGGGCCTGCGCTTGCGGCTGCTGGTGCAGCGGCGGCAGCCTTCGCAACCAAACTGGCGGTGGACGGGGTCAAGGCTGCTGTTGCTGATGAGGCCGCAGCCCGCAAACTCGCCCAAACGCTGTCCAATTTGGGTGAGGCACACCGAACGGCAGGTGTTGAAGATTTCATCTACGACCTGCAGATGGCCACGGGTGTCGTTGACGATGAGATGCGGCCCGCGTTTGAACGCCTAGTGCGTTCAACGGGTGACGTTGACGAGGCACAGCGGGCGCTGTCAATCGCACTAGACATTAGTGCCGGTCGTGGAAAGTCTCTTGAACTTGTCGCCAATTCCCTTGGGAAGGCTTACGACGGAAACGCCAACGCTCTGGGCCGTATGGGGCTGGGCATTGACTCAGCCATACTCAAAACCGGCAATATGGGCGTCATTACCAATGAGTTGTCCCGACTGTTCGCGGGCCAAGCATCACAAGCCGCCAACACGTGGGAAGGCCGAATAAAGCGTGTTGGTGTTGCTCTAGATGAGTTGCAGGAATCGTTTGGCACGGGCTTTCTGTCCGGCCTTGGTGATTCCGGCGACAGTGCTGACGACCTAGTCGCCTCAATTGAAGCTTTGGCTCCGGCATTTCAAGCACTAGGCAAAGAGATTGGCAGTGCAGTCAAGGCACTAGGCGACATCTCTGCCGGCCTCACCCAAATGGGCGAGGACATGAACGTGCCCCGCAATGAAGGGTTGGCCAACTTCGGCAG